CCGTTGGCTTTGGAATCGCTGTAAGTTTGGGTACTGAGATATATACAACAGTGTTGATAAGGCAAGGCTGATGTCGGACCAGTGGATTAGGAAGATTGGCCTAGTTGTCACGGCTGGCGACAAAGGGTTGGATCTATCCGGCTTGCACATCAGGTTCAAAACCCAGGCTATGAACGAATCCGCGCCTAATACGGCGTGGATCAGGATTTACAATCTTTCGACGAACACAGCTTTCAAAATTCAAAAAGAGTATCAAGAGGTAAGCCTACAAGCTGGCTATGAGAATGGTAATTACGCTATCATTTTCAAAGGCCAGATCATGCAAGTAAAAGTTGGGCGCGAAAACAACGTTGACTCTTATGTTGATATCATCGCAGCGGATGCTTTACTTGCGTATACATTTGGATTTGTCAATAAGGCTTTGGAGTCCGCCTCTGTTGACGACAGGCTGAACAGTATTGCCACAGTCCTCAAAGAGAAGGGCGTGACCTTGGCGCCGGACGCTGCTGCGACGGTGGGCAAGAGCAAATTTGGCGGTGTGTTGCCGAGAGGAAAGGTTCAATGGGGTTTGGCCGCGCCACTTCTCAACGATCTGGCGGAGAGCACGCAAACCACTTGGAACATCCAAAATGGCGTACTCACGTTCACCGAGCGCTCGGGATATCGCCCCGGCGAGGCAGTCAAGCTCAACTCCGAAACCGGCATGGTTGGCGTGCCTGAGGCCACAGAGCAAGGTATCGAGATCAAGACATTGCTCAATCCTCTGATCGGCATCGGTGGCCGCGTCCAGATCGACAACGCTGACATCAACCAGACTTCTGTGACACGGCTCGGGTATTGGTCTGCGCCTCCGATGTACGCAAACGTGACTAATGACGGTATTTATAGAGTATTGGTTGCTGAACACTCTGGAGATACTCGCGGCCAAGAATGGTACACGCAAATAATTTGCCTCTCTCTGGACGGTTCTAATTAATGGATAGACGCGTTAGAATTGACAACGACCTGATTAAGTTTCAGGCGTTGCTAAAGTCATGGCAGTCGAACATCTTCACGGCGTTGCCTGGTATCTATCAGGCGGCGGGAAAAGGCAACCAGACAGCCAACGTTCAGCCATCGGTCAAGGCGAAAATTCTCGGCCAGGACGGCAATTGGTCCGACATGACGCTGCCGATGTGCATCAACTGCCCCGTTGTCTATCCGGGCGGCGGCGGGTTCCAGATGACATTCCCGTTGGCGAGTGGAGACGAAGGGCTGATCGTGTTCGCGCAGCGTTGCATTGACTCATGGTGGCAGTCTGGCGGCGTCCAGTCCCAAGCCGAGATGCGGATGCACGATATCTCGGACGGATTTTTCATCCCGGCGATGTTGTCGCAATCCAAGGCGCCCGCCACAGCGGCCAGCACGAGCACGGTGCAACTCCGGAGCGCGGACGGGGCGACTTACATCGAAGTGGCGGCGGGAAACCTCGTCAACGTGCATGCCAGCGCGGGGACCACAATCACTGGACCTGTTACGATCACGGGCAACCTCACTCTCGGCGGCACGATCTCTGGAACTGGTGGCGCGCCCATCTCGGGAAATCTTCACATGGCGGGCAACGTCCAGGGCGGTTCTGTTGTCCTCAACACTCACATTCACGGCGGCGTCCAGCCGGGCAGCGGCGTGACAGCGGGGCCAACATAATGCGCGTGCGAGCACTCGACGCCGATGGCGATATGACATTCGGGCGCGGGAACGGAAACTTCCTCGCTGACACCCCTGCGGCGGTCGCTCAATGCGTCGTCACCCGCCTGCTTCTCAAGCAAGGCGAGTGGTATCTCGACACGACGGCCGGAACTCCGTGGAGCACCCAGATTCTGGGGGCCGGAACCGCAGCAACCCGCGACATCGCGATCAAGCAGATAGTCCTTGGAACGCCGGGAATGGTATCAATCGACGCCTATTCGAGCACTCTCGATCCAATCACCCGCGCGTTTACCGTGACCATGGACGTCACCACACAATACGGCGCAACAACAATCACCACAACGGTCTAATCCATTGGCAGTTCCTGTTCCAACTCTCTCGGCTACGGGAATATCCGCGCCGAGCTACGCTGATATATTGACGGCACTCCAAAACGATTACTACACTATTTATGGGTCTGACGCTGTGCTCACGGCCGACTCTACCGATGGACAGTGGTTGAGCATCCAGGTGCAGGCGTTTTTTGACCTAGGTCAAGTGTGCGTCGCGGTCTACAACTCGTTTTCGCCTGCGACGGCTCAAGGTGCGGCGCTGAGTTCCGTTGTGAAGATCAACGGCATAGCGCGCAAAATCCCCACGGCGAGCACGGCGACAGTGACAATCGTTGGCGTCGCGAACACCATCATCACTGGCGGCATCGTTGGCGACAATCAGTCTCTCGGCACACAGTGGGCGCTCCCGACGAGCGTGACCATTCCATCGGGCGGGTCGATCACAGAGACGGCCACATGCACAGTGTTGGGCGCCACATCGGCGGCTCCCGCAACGCTGGTCAACATCCTCACGCCAACGGCCGGATGGCAAACCGTCACCAATGCCGCCGCCGCAACACTCGGCGCGCCCACAGAGAGTGACGCGGCACTGAGGACCCGCCAGGCTGTGTCCACGTCTTTGTCGGCTCTCACGCCTCTGGACGCGATCTGGGCGGGTGTAGCAAACACGGCGGGCGTCGGACGCGTGATTGTCTATCAAAACAACACGGGATCGGTGGACACTGACGGGCGCCCGGCGCACTCGGTGACAGTCGTTGCAGAGGGCGGCGACATGGACCTGATTGCGGCGGCGATCGCTGCGAAGAAAGGACCAGGCCCAAGCACCTATGGCACGACGGCGCGCACAGTCATCGATGCCAAGGGTGTAGCGGAGGTCATCAATTATTACCAGCTTACGACCGTTCCAATCACGCTCACAATCAATATCAAGGCGCTGACGGGATATCTCTCGACAACCGGAGATCTCGTAAAGGCGTCTGTGGCTGGATTTATCAACGCGCTGGCTATCGGAGAGACGAGCTATGTCAATCGGCTGTACGCCCCTGCCAATCTTCGTGGCGACGAAGCATTGACAGCTACCGGATACACGCAGGCCGCCCTTGAGGCGCTGACAGAGACTTATAACGTGACGAGCATCCTGCAATCGCGTACAGGCCCACCTGCGGCTTCTGACGTGGCCATGGCATTCTACGAGGCTGCATCTTGCGTGGTGACTGACATCACGATCGTGGTGACGTGATGACGGCCGACATTACCGTTTGGACGGGCCTCGTCACCAGCGAGCACGCCGATAAGCCCAAGTTCATGTCCACGCTGGGCGTCGGCCTCCAGCCTCTCGCGGACATGCGCGATCTCCTGCTGGGCCTCCCCGCCGCATTCGATCTCGACGCCGCCGTGGGCGCGCAACTCGACGCCGTGGGGCTCTGGGTTGGCGTCAGCCGGGTGCTACCTGTAGAAATATCTGACGTTTACTTCTCATTCGACACGGACGGGCTTGGTTGGGACGAAGGCAGTTGGTGGGCGCCTGGCGATCCATCCAGCGTGCTGACGACGCTGCCAGACGACGCATTCCGCACGCTCATCCGCGCCAAGATCGGGGCCAATCATTGGGACGGCACAAAGCCTGGAGCCTATGCAGCGTGGGACGCCCTTTTCGCAGGAACAGCTTTTTCCGTTCTTATCGAAGATCAGGGCGGCATGACGATGAATCAGGTTCTGATCGGCGGAACACCTGACGTAGTAACCACCACTCTTTTTGAAAGCGGCAATCTTGATCTTGCCCCCGCTGGCGTTGCCGTAACATCGGTTATCGGCTCAATAACATCAACTAAATCTGGGCTATTATTGGGCGCAAGTCTAGGTGAAACTGCTCTTGGTGAAATATAGATGTCTACTCCACGGTTTTACGATTTCGTAAAAGTTCAGACTGCCACGACTGGGACCGGAACTATTACGCTTGGCGCTGAGGTCGGAAGCTTCCGATCATTTGCAACTGCGAGCATCCCAGATGGGACTCCCGTCCGTTATGTCATAGCCGATCCAGGGATAGCCCCAACTCAAAGGGAATCGGGAACCGGCATATACACGGCGTCCGGCACCACGCTGTCTCGTATTCTTGGCAGCTCAACCACGGGCGCCCTATTGGCTCTGAGTGGCGCCGCGCACGTTTCCATTTCGCCGATGAGCGAAGATCTGTCGCATGCCCAAAATTCTAAACTGGCAGTAACGAGCGACACAACCCTGGCTATCCCGTATGGATATGCCATCGCCGGAATATATATCGTTAATACAACGGCAAATGCCATAACGGGCGGATTGAAGATAGGAACCACTGCTGGAGCAACCGACGTCGTTGCGGCCCAAACCGTAGGGGCAAACGCACTTGTGTCAGTGCCATATGTGGACTTGCTCAAAAGATTATTCTCGATGTCGGTAAATCAGACGCTGTATATCCAAGCTGTTTCATCCTGGAATAGCGCCAGCATTACCATAAGCTTCGATTTATACAGAGTTTGAGGTTGAATAATGACCACGGTTGACTTCCTCCCGTTTGCGAACGACGCGAGCGCGGCCAATGTCGTCACGCAAGTCGATTATCTCGCGGCGGCGTCTGGCTCTGGCTACGTCCAGAACGGTTTCCCAAGCGGGCGCGCGGATTCGAACAAGGCGAACAAGGCGCTGCGCCAATCGTCAGTGATGGTCGCGGCCATCGCCCAGTTCATTTCAGCAAAGCTCAGCGCCGACGTGTTGGATAGTGGTGGCGCATCATCCGTCACCGCCCTCACAAGTCAATTTCTGCAAGCGCTCCAGCTGGCGTGTCTCCCAAATAATTCAATATTGAGCTGGGATGCAGTAAATAGCATATTGCAAATAAGCAGCGCGGGATCATTAAGAATCGGGGTTGCCACAAATGCGGCTAATTCCAAGGCGCAAATCGCCGGAAGCTCTTTTGTTGTTGCAAACAACGCATCTTCTTCAGCCTTAAATGGATCTGTAGCATATGATTATTATAATGGCGGCTCATCTCCGTCATATTCTGGAGCATATCTAGAGTACTTTGGCACATCATATGCAGGGAATGCATTTGGAATCACTGCGGCAAACCAGGGTACTCTTGTCTTTCAAAATACTTCCATGGGAGTAATTGGCTCTAACGGATGTGATGTCTGCGTATCTCCAAACAGTTCTCCTTCCGCGTATTTCAAAGCAAGCGGCAACGTAGGGATTGGGACATCCACGCCAGCGCAGAAGTTGTCAGTTGCGGGAGTGATTGAGTCAACATCTGGGGGCATTAAATTTCCAGATGGAACCTCCCTTGCGACTTGGGATGCTGACCTCACTGCGATAGCCGCCCTTTCCGGAACGGGACTGGCGACACGAACGGCGGCGAATACGTGGGCGACGCGCACAATCGCGGTCACCAGCGGACACGGCGCCATCGCGAATGGCGACGGCGTGGCGGGCAATCCCACGATCTCAATCCCGGCGCTGATGCGGCAGGCTGTGACGGCGTCAAGCTCCACTCTGAACATCGATATGAGCCTTGGTTGGAACGTCGCCCTGACACTCAATGCAACGGTGACTTCATTCACCGTGAGTAACTGGCCAGCATCGGGAGTGCTCGGAAAGCTAACTCTCGAAGTAACCAACGGCGGATCGTACAATATCACGGGATATCCGGGTACGACTAAATATTGGACAGATGGCGCCATCCCTACAATGACGACAAGCGGGCGAGATACTGTGATATTAACCTCAGGTGACGGCGGAACTGTGTTCAGAAACTACCAAGCCTCGCAGAATATGAGCTAACAATGCCCTGGATCATTCTAACGTCTGGGACGTCTTTCGTGGTTCCTGCCAGGTGGAACCGTTTCGCAAACGCCATATATTGCCTCGGCGGCGGTGGCGGCGGCGGCGGCGGCGGCAGCGACAACAACAACCACGGCGTAAGCGGCGGCGGCGGCGCTGGCGCGGCCTATGCCAAGGTGTTCAATCTCGCGCTAGTCCCTGGATCGACGGTCACTGTCTCCATCGGCGCTGGCGGCATCGGCGGCGGCCATTACGGCGGCGGCTCGGCGGGAGGGGCCACATCGTTTGGAGCCTACTGTATTGCAGCCGGTGGTGGCGGCGGTGGCGCAGGCGTCGGCGGCGGCGGCGGCCCTGGTGTTGGCGGATCGGCGGCCGCCAGCACTGGCACAGTCAAGAATTCGGGCGGCAACGGCCAGGGCTCGGGATTGTTCCCCGCGTCGGGCGGCGGCGGCGGCGGCGCTGGCGGTCCCTCTGGAGCTGGTGGAGCCGGTGGCGCTACTGGCATATATCCCGCTGCTCCAGGCGGTACAGCCGATAACGGCGCAGTGGCAGGGGGGACGTTCCCAGGCGGAGCGGGCCTAACTGGAACGGAGTGGGACGCCACCCACGGCGTAGGCTCTGGCGGCGGTGGCCGGGGCTTTGCAAACACAGGGGCTGGCGGAGCTGGTGGACTCTATGGCGGCGGCGGCGCGGGCTCGGCAGGCTTCGACAATGGC